CGAGCATCTAGCGGCGCAGACAAGCCCAACAAGACCGTCAACCCCGTCTGTAATCGTTACCGTGAACTACATTGCTCCTGCGGCGTACTCAAACATTTACGTCTCTGCCCAACAAGCAGGACAGGCAACAATTACGCATTTTTCTAACGCTACGTCGAACAAGACTTATGCTTACATTTTGGTTGGATAATCTTTATAATAGGTGATATATGTCCTCATTCTCTAACGTAGCTGTCGCCCAACCAGGTTACACACCTCCAGCGGGTTATACCCCGCCACAAATGCCGGGGATGTTCGGTGGCTTCTTTAACTCGTCTTTTGCGCCCATAGCGCAGCAAGTAACCCAGCCAGTAGCAACGGCAGCACCGGTAGCGGCTACAACAACAACCTCAGCAACAACGCCAACTACTACTGCGGCTGTTCCAACCACAATTCCTGGTGGAGCAGCTAACGAACTAGCCGTTGCCCGTGGTACAGCAAGCGGAGAGTCAAGAATTGACCCACGCCTAGCCCCGTACCTCGAAATGGGTTTGCGTAGGGCAGAAAGACTATTCTTTGGCGAACCACAACCTAGCCTTTATCCAGGTCAAATGTACGTCTCCCCAAGCCAACAGACCGAACAGGCTCTGGCGATGCAGGAACAGTTGGCGAGTGCGGCATCTCCATTTATAAGCGCAGGGCAACAGGGCTACCTGTCGTCTTTGGGGCAGATTGGGCAGACCGCCGCAGGTGGGTTCTTACAAGGCAACCCATACCAGCAGGCTATGGTTCAAGCCGCTACCCGCCCGCTTACACAGCAGTACGGAGAGCAGATTGTTCCGGGCATTTCTAGCCTTTATTCACGCGCTGGTCGCTACGGGTCAGGCTCAATGGAACGCGCCCTTAGTGGGGCTACGGAAGCCTACGGCAGGGCATTAGGCGACGTTACCTCTAACATCGTTGGTCAGGACTACGCTCGCGAGCGCGGACTACAACAACAGGCACAGCTTGGACAGGCAGCCTTGGCTCAAGCCGCCCCAAGTTTCTATCAGTCATCTTTCCTACCGGCTCAGACGTTGGCTCAAGTTGGTGCAGCGCGGGAAGCAATTGCGGCTCAACCGTTGCAAGAGGCAATTCAAAGATACCAATACTCGCAACAGCTTCCGTACCAACAGTTGCAGGGCTTTTTGTCCTCTGTCTACGGCACTCCGATGGGGTCGTCCCAAATTCCACAGACACCACAGGCGCAGATAAACCGCACCGCACAAAACTTAGGAATTTTGTCTACTGTTGGCGGTTTAATACCAGAGTCTACCCGTCAAAGCGCGTTTGACTACGTTGGAAGTTTGTTTTAATGACCTACTGGTGTGACAACTCGGCGGTGTGGACGCACTACGGAAATGCGTCTAGCATTATTTTCCCAGCGTGGGAGAAAGCCTTTGCCGCAGTCATTAACCACCACCTGCCAAGCGTAAAAGACGAAGATTTACGCAGACGGATGATTAAGTTTGTCCAAGAGGAAATGTCCCACGCAAGTGCCCATGAGTCGTTTAACGACAGGCACAACCTCAAGGATGCAGAGAAGCAAGAGTTTGCGAATACCAAGATAATCCACCGCAGACCGGGGATGACTTTCTGGCTAGGCACTATGGTGTCAATAGAACACCTAGCCTCCTGCATGGCAAGGTCTTACATTGACCGTTGGGGAACCAGAGAGGGTCGAGACTTCAAACTGTTCTGCTGGCACGCAAGGGAGGAACTTGGGCACAAAACACTAGCCCTAGACCTGTGGGACTACCTAGGACTGTCGCGCAAGGAATTACGCAAGATTGCCCGCGTCAACCAGAAGTATGTGATTGGATTCTTGCTAAGTTACACAATCAAGAAGCTCAAGGAAGAAAAGTTGTTGTGGAAGGTATCCACATGGAAAGACCTAGCGGTGTGCTTTGGCTATGTGGGGTTCAAGATTGGCTTGCCAATGCTAAGAATTTATCTGCCTAAGTTTCACCCCAACAACGTAGACGACACCAAATATGTAACAGCGTGAACATTGGCGAGTTAGTAGCGAAGGACATAAAGCGGAACAACAAGAGCATCACGATAGAGGATGCGAAGAAGTCTTTAGCACTACACAGCAAGAATGGCGCAAGGTTTTACAGGTTCGGAAACACTATTTTTATAGTATTCAGGGTCACGGATTCTGCGGTGTTTTATCACACTATTAACGCAGATAGCATCAAAGAGTTCTTGCAAAACCTACGAGACTTCTTTAATGCAATTAAAGACAAAGAATACGCAATTACTTACTTTACTGACGAGAGGTTAAAGTCGGTTTACTCAAGATACGGTGACGAAGTTGTGGGTTCAGACGACCAAAGTCTAGGGACGCACAAAGGCATAACCAAACTACAAAGGTGGAAAAATGGGTTGGGTTAGACAAGAAACAGGGATTGACTTAACGATTGACGAGTTAAGCAACCCAGTAAACCAAGCCGTAGAAGACATCCGTGAAGTCGGTAGAGATATTGACGACTGGGTAAACGAAGAAATACCTGGCGGTTGGGTTTTGCCTGCAATGATTGCAATAGCGGTTACTACTGGCTACATTGACCCGTCTTTGATGGCGGCAGAAGGGGCGACAGCCGCAACCGCCGCAGAAGCAGCCGCAGCAGTAGAAACAGCGGCTTTAGCGAGCGGTGCAACAGCAGCAGAAGCCGCCGTGGTTGCGTCACAGGCAGCAGAAGCATGGACTGCCGCGCAAACCGCAGGTGCAACTGGAGCGTTTGATGCTGGAATTGGTGGCATCACACAGGCAATGACCGGCGGTAGTGTGGGCGGCTCTGGGATTACAGCAGGTCTTGGCGGTATTGATAGCGTACTTGGCATGGATGGTTTGCTTAGTGCTGGTCAGACAGTCGGAGGCACAGGAACTGGACTTACCGCTAGTGGTGCTGGTGTCCCAGGCATTTCGTCTATGGGCGGTGGAACCGGATTGGTCACGGGAGCGTCTGGTGGAGGTTTACTGTCTGCTGGTGGCGTAACTGCCGTAGGAGCAACACCAGTTCTAGGTTCACCTGGCTCGTTTATCAATAAACCATCGGTTCTAGGAACGGATGTTATAGGACAGACCGGCACACAAAGCACAATTTCTGCCCGTGATGCTACTAGGGCATTAAGGGCGGCAAACAACATCAACAACCTACTAAACCCACAAGAATCAGGCGGTGGGGGTGGTGGTGGCGGTATGGTGCAAGACAGCGGACAATCAACGATGGCTGGCGTTGATTACTCAGGCTTATATAATTTACTTGCACAACGCGCCGCAGCTAGTGGGTTACTTGGAACTCAGTATCAGCCACAATCTCTTAATCTTGCTAGTCTTTTAGGATAACGATATGGAAGACCAAAACGATATTCTCAGTTTGCTTGACCCAACAGGGGCTTTGCGCCAACGTGCAACAGGACAAGCGCGAGGCAACGCATTAACCGCCCTCGGACTTGGGTTGCTACGGGCATCCCGTGGACAGCCAGGACAGGGTAGACCAAGCACAGCACAGGCTTTTGGAGAGGCTGGCCCAGGGGCATTACAGGCTTACCAGCAGTCGTTTGACAAAACGCTAGCAGACGCTCTAAGAAATATACAAGTTCAGGACTTGTTAGCAAAGCGTAAAGAGTCTGAACAAATTCGCAGACTTGCACCACAGTTATTTCAAACAACCCGCGCTCCATCCCAAACAATTTATGACGTAGAGGGTGAAACAACCATACCTGGTGCAGTTACAGGTGTAAGCGTAAACCGTGAGCTTTTGCCCGCGCTTGGCGCTCTTGGCCCAGCCGGTATGCAATACGCAACACAAGTCTCTGAGTTTGCAAAGTCGCTTCAGCCAAAGACTAGCATTCAAAGTATATTTAACAACGAAGGACAAGAAGTTAAAGTCCGTTATAACGAAGACACGGGACAATATTCTCAACTTGGTGGCGCAAAAGCTGAATCGTTAGTTCAAATTGACCTCGGTAATATGGTTGAATTAAGAACCCCGACGGGCGCTGTTGTTGGAAGAATAGCAAAAGGCGCAGCACCAAAAGGCCCGTCTTTCTCTTTCAACGAATCAACTGGGTTGGTAATTGACCAGAATACTGGAGCCGTTTCACAACCAAGAGACACACAAGGAAACTTGGTTGATATTAGCCAATTTAGAAAACCGTCGGAATCTCAAGAGAAACAAGTTATTGGCGTACAAAATACTAGAAACGCCATTGGCGAGTTTAGAAATGAATTGTCTAACTTTACACGTTTAGACACTCTCAAGCCAACAGAACGCGCTCGCATTGAAACAAAGTATCGGAATATGCTAATGCAAGCAAAAGAAGCCTACAATTTGGGTGTTTTAAACGGCCCAGACTTGGCAATTTTAGAGCAAATTATTTATAACCCAACATCAATGAAGGGCGTTGTTGTAGGGAAAGAAGCTATTGACGCTCAAGCCTCTGAACTTGACAGAATTATGGGGAATATAAAATCCACAGTTCAAGCAAGAGGGGGCGCGGTTTCGCAAACCACAAGTGTAATATCTAAAACAGCACCTCCTGGCGTTCGTCAAGAACTGTGGGACATTATGTCACCGGAGAGTAAAAAATTATGGTCAACCCAGAAATGAATTTAGAGCAACAACGTGCGCTTGCGCTCGCTGAGGCCGAATTAAAACTTCGGCAACAGTCACAACCAAAACAAGAAACAAGTTTTGGTCAGGATATTATGCGAGGCTTTCGAGACCCAATTGATGCAGCCGCGCAACTGTTACCACGGTTTTTGGAGGTTGTTACATCTGCTGGCGGGACTTTGCCAAACGAAGTATCTGATTGGTTTGCCAAAGAATCTAAGCGGGTAGATGCGCTAAACAAATCTGTTGAACAACAGTATCGTGCAGCCGGTGGAGAAGATATTAGCGCCGGTCGGTTTATTGGAAATATTGCCAGCCCAGCAAGCATTGTTCCTGCGGCTCGCGTTGGTCAGTTAGTAAGTGGTGGGTTACAGGTTGGTCGGCAAGCTATTCGTGGCGCTGGGTTTGGCCCATCGGCTACTGCGGCAACAATTGGGGCTGTTGGCGGTGCATTAACACCCGTCTCTGATACGGAAAACTTTGCCGAGTCTAAACTTTTACAAACAGGATTAGGCGCGGCTCTTGGCCCAGTAGCAGAAAAAGTAGTTGGTGTTGTGTCTCCAAGAATTACCGAAAGCGCCCAAAAACTTCGTGAAGCGGGAATTTCAAACCTTACGCCAGGTCAAGCGTTTGGGGGGATTACACAAAAAATAGAACAGGCCGCAGAAAGCGTTCCCTTAGTTGGCGATGTTATTGCTGGCGCAAGGATGAGGAACATTGAAGAATTTAGCAGAACCGCAATTAACCAATCCTTAAAAAATATTGACGCAGAATTGCCAAGAGGGTTGTCTGGTAACGCGGCAATTAAGTTTGCAGAAGACAAGATTGGGAAGGCGTACAATCAAATTGTTCCAAAGTTATCAGTATCATCGGACACAGTATTAACTTATGCCGGAGAGTCACCCGTAACATTAATCAACAATATTGACAATATTGTGGCTGGCGCTTCTGCAAATCTTGATGACAAAGCAGCGTCGCAACTATCTAAGATTATTGAAAGCAACTTAACCAATAAATTTAAAAACAATGTTCTTTCTGGCAAGGACTTAAAAACGGCAGAAAGCGCATTAGGAAACTTTGCCGTTCGGTTTAAAAAAGCGCAAGACCCAAACCAAAATTTAATGGGCGACGCATTGTTTGATGTGCAACTTACTTTGCGCCAAGCAGTAGAAGAAGCCAATCCAGATTACAAGGGGCAGTTGCAAAAAATCAACGCTGCGTTTGCAGACTTTATTCGAGTTCAACGCGCCGCAGCTTCAACAGGAGCAAAAGAAGGGGTATTTACACCGGCACAATTAAGTGCCGCCGCCAAAGCCACGGACATTTCTAAACGCAAAGGTGCGTTTGCACGCGGTGAGGCAAGGATGCAGGATATTGCACAAGCCGGAGAACAGGTTTTAGGTTCTAAATTACCCGATTCTGGAACTCCGTATCGACTAGGTGTTGGGGCTGCCGGATTGGGAGCGTTGGGCGGTATTGACCCATTGGCTGCCGCTTTAGGCGCTGGAACAATGGCTGCATATACACAACCAGGGATTCGTGCTTTGTCTGCGTTGTTATATGAGAGGCCAGAAGTTCTTCGTAGAATCGGAGAACCACTTCGTCGCACCGCACCATTTGTAACACCAGGATTGCTCGGCCCATTTCAAGAATAATCAGGAGTAATTAAATGCCTAAGAATAAGATTTCAGAATACTCAACGACCAACTCTGCTAACACAGACATAGAAAGCATTAACATCGACGAGGGGTGTCCCCCAAGTAGCATAAACAATGCTATCCGTGAGTTGATGGTTCACCTAAAGGAGTTCCAGACAGGCTCATCTGGTGACCCTCTGACGGTCGCTGGCGGGATGTTCATATCTGGGGGTGGGTCGGCTAACACCTTGACCGTGACGGGGATTCTGACGGCTTCTGGGGGCACGATTCTGTCCTCTACGAACACCCTGTCTGGTGGGAATATCCTGTCAGGCACTAACACCATCTCTGGCTCGGCAATTATTTCCGGCAACATCAACTCGTCGGGAACCACAAATACATTCTCTGGCGGCAATATCTTCTCAGGCACGAACACGATGTCTGGGTCAACGGTATTTTCCTCTGGGAACCTAAAGTTAGCGGGTTCTTCTAGCGGTACGGCTACCCTAAACGCTCCTGCCGCAGCTTCTACGAATACCTATACCCTACCACCAGACACCTCTACCCTTGGGTACAGGAATATCCCTGCGGTCGGGACTAAGACAACTTCTTACACGCTTGCCACCACAGATGTTGGCGAGTATGTCCAGGTTGGCGCTAGCGGGTCTATTACAATTCCTGATGCAACTTTTGCTGAAGGTGATGTAATATCTATCTTCAACAACACAGCTTCGGGGGTTACTATTACCTGCACAATCACAACCGCCTATATCGCTGGCACAGATTCTGACAAAGCAACTGTGACCTTGGCTACCCGTGGTGTGTGTACGGTACTGTTTATCTCCTCGACTGTCTGCGTTATCACAGGGAACGTGTCATAAATGACCGGCATCTTTCAGATTCTTCTTGCAGGGCAGGGTGCGCCTACTATCCTTGCTGACTATCTAGTAGTAGCGGGTGGAGGTGGGGGTGGTTCCGGTGGTGGGGGTGGTGGTGCTGGTGGGTATCGTGAACTAACCTCTCAAAATGTAACAGTAGGAACTGCAATTACAGTAACCGTTGGTGCTGGAGGAAATGGCGGCACTTCTTATGGAAGCGGAGTTGCTGGTTCAAATTCTGTTTTCTCATCAACAACATCCGCTGGTGGTGGATATGGCGGTGGAGACTCTATAAATGGTGGAAGCGGTGGCTCTGGTGGTGGAGGTGGTCAGCAACAATTAAGCGGTGTAACTAATGGCGGTTCAGGAAATACTCCGTCTACATCACCCTCCCAAGGAAATAACGGCGGGGGTCACACATCATCAAGCGCCGATTACTCCGCTGGTGGTGGAGGTGGTGCATCTGCTGCTGGTGGCAACAATTCAGGAAACACATCTGGCTCTGGTGGCGCTGGTACTGCCTCGTCTATTACAGGTTCATCCGTAACCAGAGGCGGTGGAGGAGGAGGTGGTGGAACTCGCTCATCGCAAGGCGGTGTTGCCGGTTCTGGCGGTGCAGGAGGCGGTGGTAATGGAAGCGCAACTGGAAATGGATCTGCCGGAACTGTTAATACAGGAGGCGGTGGCGGGGGTGGCTACACAAGTATTAGTGCATCTGGCGGCGCAGGCGGCTCCGGTATCGTAATCATCAAAATCCCATCTTCGCACTATGCCTCATTCTCATCTGGTGTAACTTCATCTCTCTCGACTTCTGTTGCGGGATTTAACGTATATACAGTCACGGCTACTTCTACAACGAGTGAGACTGTGACTTTCCTTGCTGGCGCACCTGTTGACTTCTTGGTTATTGCTGGTGGTGGTGGGGGTGGTAGAACAAGCAATAACGCTAACTCTGGCGGTGGCGGTGGTGGTTATAGAACATCTGCTGGAACATCGGGCGGCGGTGCTTCTGCGGAATCTAAACTTAACATTACTTTTGGTGTTGCATATACGGTTACGGTTGGTGGCGGCGGGGCTGGCGATACAACCAGCGCTGGCGGTGCGAATGGCTCTAATTCTGTTTTGTCCACTATTACTTCTACTGGTGGCGGTGGCGCACCACCATCTTCTGGTACGCAAGGCGTTCCTACCAATGGAGTTTCTGGTGGTTCTGGTAGCGGTGGAAACGGTGGTGGAACAGGTGGCGCTGGAACCGCAAACCAAGGTTATGCTGGAGGCGGTTCTGTCACAACAGGTGGTGGTGGCGGCGGAGGCGCTGGCGGGGTTGGTGGAACTGGTTCAACCAACACAGGTGGCAATGGTGGTGCGGGTGTTTCATCTTCAATTACTGGTACATCAGTAGCCCGTGGCGGTGGCGGTGGTGCAAATGCTTTTGGCGGAACGCCTGTTGCTGGAACGGCTACCGCTGGAGGTGGCGCTGGCGCTGTAACTGGTAACGCAACTAGCGGTACTGCGAATACTGGAGGTGGTGGTGGCGGCACAAATACAGGAAACGGCGGTTCTGGCGGCTCTGGCATTGTCATCATTAAAGTACCTGACAACATAGGCGCATCATTCTCTAGCGGCGTTACATCTAGCCTGTCCACATCCGGTGGGTTCAACATCTACTCTGTAACTGCTACGTCTACTACATCTGAGACTGTGACGTTTGTGCCAAACTTTACTGCTGATTACCTTGTGATTGCTGGCGGTGGCGGTGGTGCTGGGTCTGATGATGCTGTTGAAGGTGCTGGCGGTGGCGGTGCAGGTGGGTACAGAGAATTTTCCGCACAATTTTTAGCAGTCGGCACAAGTTATACCGTTACCGTAGGCGCTGGTGGTGCTGCTGGAACTACGGCATCAAGAAACGGAATTAGTGGGTCAAATTCTGTCTTTTCCACAATTACATCTGCTGGCGGTGGCGGCGGTAGTCCGGGATTAGGATTTAGCGGGGGTTCTGGTGGTGGCGCTGGAAGAGGCGCTAGTGGTAATGGCGGCGCAGGAAATACCCCATCCACTTCTCCATCACAGGGAAATAATGGCGGGGGCTCTACTCACACTACTTCTGGTGGTGGCGGTGGTGGCGCTGGTGCTGTTGGAGGCGCTTCTGGTAGTACTTTAGGTGGTGCTGGTGGTGCTGGAACAGCATCTTCAATAACAGGTTCATCTGTCACAAGGGCTGGCGGTGGTGGCGCTGGATGCACGACAACAGGTGGAACTGGAGGCGCTGGCGGTGGTGGAAATGGTAATAGCGGAACTACCTCTGGAACTGCTGGAACTGCAAATACAGGTGGCGGGGGTGGCGGTGGAGCTTCTAATCGTGCGGGATATGCTGGCGGCTCTGGCGTAGTCATTATCAAGATTCCAGAAGCCCGTACTGCAACCTTCTCAGGCGGTGTAACGCAATCCTCTACAACATCTGGCGGCTATAAAATTTACACCGTGACTGCTACTTCAACCACATCAGAAACAGTAACTTTTAGTTAAGGAGATTTAATTGGCACACTTTGCAAAACTCGACGAGAACAATATCGTCACCTTCGTCACCGTAGGGCGACAGGAAGATGACGGTAAAGAGGCAGAACTCTGCGCTCGCACAGGCGATGTCTATAAACAGACTTCGTACAACACCCACGGTGGCGTACACGCATTAGGTGGAACGCCTCTGCGTAAGAACTATGCCGGTATTGGGTACACCTACGATGCGGGCAGGGACGCTTTCATTCCTCCTAAGCCCTATGCCTCATGGGTGCTAAACGAGACAACCTGCCTGTGGGACGCACCTGTTGCCTACCCAGATGACGGCAAGCGTTACTCATGGGACGAGGCTACAACTTCGTGGGTTGAAGTTGAAGGGGTTGCTGCGTGAAACTTATTAAACTAACTAACGCCGCCAAAGGCCGCATCGGTGAGGGTCTAATTCTGAACACAGACCTGATTGCATCGTTCTTTGAGCATAAACAAGAAGACGGCACGTGTGGCGTTTGGTATGAACGGCAACAACTGGGAAGTCTCGGAGAGCATGGACGAGATTATGGAAAAGATTGAGGCATAACCATGTCAACAATCGTTGAAGTCAAAGGCCAACTTGATACCCACGAAGCCGTCTGTGCCGAACGCTATCTTGGGATAAACGCTAGACTTAAGCGCCTGGAGCAAATCCTAATCGGCTCTGCTGGTTGCATAATTGTCCTACTGCTAAGCCTAGTCGTTAAATGACCACCATCGCTGCCAGAGCGTCTACGGGAGAAATTGCCGCAGATTCGATGGTCAGCGGTGATGACTCCTTCTACCTCGTAGAGAAGCTCCGTAAGGGACAAGAGAGTATCTACGGGGGTTGCGGAGATTGGGATAAACTATTAAAGTTCTACAATTCGTTGGAGTCTGGGGCAGACCTAGACTCGGATACGGATGTGACCGTTCTCGAACTCAGAAGTGATGGCATTTGGATTTACGAGAGTACCATCATTCCTGCGAAGATAAAGAACGACTTTTGGGCAATTGGAACTGGGGCAAACTTTGCTATCGCTGCCATGCACTTAGGTTTAACTCCGGCAGAAGCAGTAAAGCTGGCGTGTCTGTACGACACATCCTCCCACGAGCCAATTGACGTAATGTCTCTAAGCGGGAGGAAGCGTGGTAGCACTAAAAAAGGTATCGGACGAGGAACTAATAGCGGCGTTTAAGACCTACGGGAGCCCACAGAAGGTTTCTCAGGTTCTAGGCATAGACGTAGGAACGGTTTACCGAAGGCGGTCGGCACTAAAAGATGTATCCCTACCATCCTTTGCCGCAAGACAGCACAGCATCGCCAACACATATATCCCCGATAACCGTAGGGTTATCTCTCACACCGTAGATAACGGTCATGTCTTTATAGCCTCCGACTGCCACTACTGGCCTGGCGAGGAAACCGTAGCGCACAAGGCGTTTGTTTCCCTGCTGACAGAATTTAAGCCCAAGACCATCATCCTAAACGGGGATGTGTTTGACGGGGCTAGAATCAGCCGCCACGCCGCCCTCATGGGTACTAACCCACCAACCCCAAAGCAAGAGATAGAAGCCTGCCAAGACCGTCTACACGAGATTGCAAACGCTTCTAAGAACGCTACTAAGTTATGGACGTACGGTAATCACGATTGTCGTTTGTTCTCATATATCGCAACGCACGCAGACGCGCTGATGGAGTTTTCTGACCTGTTTTCGTACTTTCCAGGTTGGCACACAGGATGGCGGGTGGACATAAACAACTCTGTTGTAATTAAGCATCGGTGGCACAACGGGCAACACGCGACATATAACAACGCCCTGAAGTCTGGCAGAAGCATCGTAACAGGACACCTGCATAAACTGATGGTGACCCCGTGGACAGACTACAATGGGCGCAGATACGGTGTAGACACAGGAACGCTTGCGGAGCCAGGTGGCGACCAATTTGTGTATGTAGAAGAAAATCCTGTGAACTGGTGTTCGGGGTTCTGCGTTCTGACATTTAAGAATGGTATGTTATTACCACCAGAGTTATGCGAAGTAATAAACGGCGTGGCTTACTTTCGAGGAGAGAAAGTGGGATAAATGAGTGATTTAGTAGCCTCGGCAAAGAGTGCCGCGCAGGGAATAAAGAGCGCGATAGCCGCAGGGAAAGAGATTGAAGCAGTAGTTACTGACATACAAAAACTTGGGGTCGCAGAACTCCAAGCCAAGCAACAGTTCCAAAAGAAACAACGGGTAGTTAAGGGCGACACCACCATCCTCACGGCTTTCGCAGAGTGGCGCAGACTTAAAGAAATCAAGGAAGCCGAGGACGACTTATTCCAGCAGCTTGTTGAGCGTTACGGCAAGGACAAGGCTGAGTTTGAGTGGAAGGACATTCAAGCCATCAAAGAGCGCCAGATGAAGGAAGTCAAGGACGGGCGTGACGAGATGGGGCGTGACCTAAAGAAACTCCGAGAACTCAAGGTTATGTGCTTCATAGCCTCGCTAATCATAGTCACCACTTACTACATCTTCAAAGGACACCTGTAATGCTATCCCTAATATCTTCCGCTATCGGCTTTTTTGCCTCTGGTCTACCCCAAGTCCTAAACTTCTTCCAAGACAAGGCTGACAAGGCGCAAGAGTTGAAGTTAGCGCAGATGCAGACCGAGCGCGAGTTAGCCCTTGCAGAACGCGGTTTCCTAGCACAACAGAGGGTCGAGGAGATTAGGACTGACCAAATTGCCCTCCAGACCGATGCAGACCGCCAGAACGCCGCTTTAGACCACGACAAGGCTATCATGGCTCGCGCCTCTAGTTGGGTCGTGAACCTAAACGGCATAGTGCGCCCTGCGGTCACCTTTATCTTTGTCCTAGAGTTGGTGCTAATCAACATGGGGCTAACCTACTTCTTGCTAAAAGGTGGTCTTGGAGACATGAGCGTGGAGCAGTTTATCGCCGCCACGGACGTAATCTTCTCCGAAGACGAGATGGCTCTACTCTCTGGGATTATTGCTTTCTGGTTTGGGAGCCGCCAATGGGGTAAGAAGTGAAAGTCAGCAAGGAAGCGATAGAGGGAATTAAGAAAGACGAGGGGGTAAGGACAAAACCTTACCGCTGCCCAGCCATGCTTTGGACTGTTGGAGTTGGACACGTTATCGACCAGAACCACATAAGGGTAAAGTTTGATGACCGCAAAAATCTACCAATTCCCGACGGATGGGACAGAGTTCTTAGCATGGCAGAAGTCGATGCTCTCTTGGCTCAGGACTTGGCTACATTCGAACGAGGTGTTCTGCGCCTCTGTCCAAGTGGACTTACTCAAGGCCGCTTTGACGCTTTGGTTTCCTTCTCCTTCAACGTCGGGCTTGGCAACCTCCAAAGGTCAACCATCCGCATGAAGCACAATCGTGGAGACTTTGAGGGCGCGGCAGAGTCCTTCATGGCGTGGACTAAAGCGGGTGGGAAAGAGCTGCCTGGCTTAGTTAAGCGCCGGAAGCACGAACGCGCTCTCTATGAATCTGAGTAATTCTTTCCTTTAGTTCCTCGGCTATTGTCAAATTGTGCTTGGCCTCAAACTGGTCAAGCCACTTCCTCCTCGCCTCCCTTGTCGGGAGCGTCAACACATACCTTGCCAGCCCTTCTATCTTCGCCTCATGTTCGCTCATCACGATTTGATAGAACTCCTCTTTGGTGGCGGTAAAGGTTCCTCTGTTAACCAGACCTAGCAAATGTTTTATGCAACGCTTTTCTGGCGGTGGTGACGGCTCTG